TGGCAGGATAGAGGAACAAGCATGGGTGCGCCTGTAGCAATTCATACTGTTGACAGTGGTATTCTTAACGAAGCTACTCGAGACAAAATGAATAAAGATAGATTACCAAACGGTAACTATCTTGAAAATACAGCCAACCATTTTGTTGTCTTAGTCTCCGGCTCAACACCATCAACTGCATTGATTTCCATGAAAGCTACTCAATTAAAGATTAGCAAAAAATGGAATACAATGATGATGAGCATCAAGATGAAGGGTAAGAACGGTTTATTTACACCGCCAACTTATAGCCACATTTATAGGCTAAAAACTGTTCAAATGTCTAACGACAAAGGAACATGGTACGGTTGGGATGTATCTAAACAAGATGCTATCAAAGATAAAGGTGCCTATGAAATTGCAAGAACTTTTGCTGAAAGATTAAGCAAAGGGGATGTAAAAGTAAAACACGCGCCTTCCGAAACCAACACGGACGTTCCATACTAGAATTCACCTAGGGTGAATATCTTGCAAGGAGGAGGCGACAACCTAGCGGGGGTCGCCTCTCTTTTTAAAAGACGATAAAATGGTAGAGAAATTTATAAATATATTTGAAGGCTTAAAGAGAGCCCATGGGTGCACGTACATTAATTCAGCGCCTAAAAATGGCACTAAATTAAAAACAAAATCTTTTGTAAAAAGAGAGATTGTCACTGACGATCATTTTCAAAAACATTTAAGCGGCATTGAGCCTACCTTAGGAATTATTCCTATTAATGAAGAGGATCTATGTAAGTGGGGATGTATTGATGTTGACTCTTACGCAGGTTTTGATCATCAAAAATTATTAAAAAAAATTCAAACCTTAAAACTTCCACTTGTAGTATGTAGATCTAAAAGTGGTGGAGCACATATCTTTTTATTTTCAACAGAATTTATAGAAGCTAAAATCATGAGAGATAAACTCTTAGAGATTAGAGCTATCTTAGGATTTGGTAATGCAGAAATATTTCCAAAACAAATAGAATTAAAATCGGAAGAAGACACAGGGAACTTTTTAAATCTTCCTTATTTTCAAGGAGATAAAACAACACGTTATGCTTTTACTGAAGAAGGTGAAGCAGCTACTTTAGAACAGTTCTATGGTATAGTAGACCTCAAAAAATGCAATGTTAGCGACATCAAAGTTAAAAGATCTGAATCCGAATTTTCTGATGGTCCTCCATGTATAGAAATATTAGCAGCAAGTAAAATTGCTAAAAATAGAAATTTATCTTTATTTCATTATGCTGTTTTTGCTAAAAAGAAATGGAAGAATTGGAAAGAGAAAGTATCTGAATTTCATAAAGATTATATGATAGGAGAACTAGAACAAAACGAAATTGATAAAATCAAAAGCCAGCATGAAAAGCAGGATTGGGGGTTTCTATGTAAAGAAGAACCTATGTGTAGCTACTGTGATAAAGATTTATGCAGAAAAAGAAAACATGGGATAGGAAATGCTCCAACGTTTCCTGGTCTAAGTGATCTCCAAGAAATTCAATTAGAAGAACCTTACTATTATTTAAACGTGGATGGTAAAAGACTTAAACTTCCTAGTGCTAAATATTTAAAACAACAATCTTTATTTGAAGAAGCCTGTATTGCAGGGATAGGAATTTATCCGCCGAGTATGAAATTAAAAGACTGGAAAATCCTTATAAATCAACTACTTAGAGTCCGAGAAGTAATTACTCCACCAACAGGTACAACTAAAAAAGATCAGCTTACAAATCATTTGGAAGAATTTTGTACCAACCGTGCTTCTTCCAGTGTGGAAAAAGACGATATTAAAAAGGGAAGTGTTTATACTAAAGATGGCAAACACTATTTCTTATTTGATTCTTTTTATTATGGGTTTTTACAAAGAAGAAGATGGGATGTTAAATTTCAAGAAACAAGTCAAATGCTCAAAGAAGAATGTGAATGCACTACGGATCGAATTACGATTGGCAAACATCGACCGACAGTGACGATTGTAAAATCTTTTGAAAAACCTCAAGACGATTACAAACAAAAAGAGCTTAAACCGAAAGATCCCTTTTAATGTTTAAAAGATGTTTTATAGAAAGTTTTATTGACGTAGGAAGTGGACTCATTCTTGCGATTCTGATACAACTCTATATCTTTCCTTTCTTTGGATTATATCCAACCGTGTGGGATAGTATAGGGATTGCCTTAATTTTTACGGTAGTTTCTATTATACGTTCGGCAATATGGCGAACTTTTTTTAGGAAGAGAAAATGAAAACAATTGTACTAGGACCACCAGGAACAGGAAAAACAACCACCCTTTTAAATCTTGTAGATAAATATTTAAAACAAACTGACCCCAACAGAATAGGTTATTTTGCTTTTACTCAAAAGGCTGCTTATGAAGCAAGAGATCGGGCTGTTGCTAAATTTAATTTAACCGAAGACGATTTACCATATTTTAGAACACTTCACTCCTTAGCCTTTAGAAGATTAGGTATTCAAAAGCAAAATGTAATGCAGAAAAGACACTATGCTGATTTAGGAAACAAACTAGGATTCCCCGTGGACTATGAAGAAAATGATCAAGAAATGAATGGCATATTCTCCACTAAAAGTGATTACTTAAGAATTCTTCAATTAGCAAAACTACGAAATATTTCTTTCGAAAAACAATATGATTTAAAAGAACATACGCAGGATGTAGAATTTAATAAACTTAAAATTATAGCTCATGAATTAGAAAGATACAAAAAAGAATATGGTTTAGTAGATTTTAACGACATGATTTTAAAATTTATTGAATCCGACGCTTCTCCCAAATTTGATGTTGTCTTTGTAGACGAAGCACAAGATCTTTCTTTAATGCAATGGGATATGGTTAAAACCATATGGAATAAAACAGCAAACAATTATATAGCTGGCGATGACGACCAGGCTATTTTTAAATGGGCTGGAGCTGATGTAGATAGTTTTATTGCTCTCGATGGAAAGTTTATTAATCTTACTCAATCCTATCGTATTCCAGCAAAAATTCATGATATTGCAATGAAAATTATAGGTAAAATAAACAATCGAATTCCTAAACTTTGGAAACCTAAAATGAAACAAGGAAAAGTTTCCATCTATTCTGATTTTAGAGATATTGATATGTCTCAAGGGGAATGGTTGATTCTCGCAAGAACACGATCTTTATTAGATGAATTGGAAGAAGTTCTTTATCAAAAAGGATATTTCTATCGTAATAAATTTAAAAAAGGATATGAGTCTGATCTTTATGAAGCCATTACGCATTGGGAAAAATGGCGTAAAGGGGGTACTTTGGATTATCAAACGGTAACACAAATATTTAGTTATATAAGCCCTAGAAATTTACAGAAAGAACAACTTGCTTTGATGAACAAGGATAATTTTTATTCATTGGAAGAATGTAAAAATAAATATGGATTACTCACGGACAAAGTGTGGTACGAAGCTTTAGACGAGGCTCCTACACGAGGAGTTTCTTATATTAGAAAGATGAGACAAAACGGAGAGAAACTAAATCAAGCTCCACGGATTACACTCTCCACCATCCATGGTGCTAAAGGGGGAGAATGTCAAAATGTTGTTCTCCTTACCGATTTAACAAGACGAACATACGGAGAATATGAACAAAGACCCGATGATGTGAATCGATTATTCTATGTCGGTGCAACACGAACCAAGGACCATCTCCATATTGTAGAACCAAAGGATGTTTATAAAAGTTATTTATTATGAGTGATACATACAAAAAACAAATTGGAGGATCCCACTACCAAAACATGAAAATTCAGCCCTCAGAATTTATTAATAAAAATAATTTGCCGTTTGCAGAAGGAAATGCTATAAAATACTTGTGTAGACATAAACAGAAAGGACAGAAACAAGATTTACTAAAAGCAAAACATTACATTGATATGGCTATTGAAAGAGATTACGCAGAAAACGAAGCCCTTAAACCTTTACCCTATGGCTTTACTTTAAAGCCTAACATGACCCCGATGACCGAAGAAGAAGAATATCGTAATGCAGGGATAACAAAAGAAGAGGCTGAGAAAAAATGAGTCTTCAACCTCCTTTATTTAAACCTCAAACCGAATGGGTTCCACCGGAATCATTTCCAGACTTAAGTCAAGAATGTGAAATAGCCATCGATTTAGAAACTAAAGATCCTAATTTAAATCATTCGATGGGATCAGGATCCATTGTTAAAAATGGAAACATTGTAGGGATTTCTGTCGCTACTCAAACCTGGGTAGGATATTTTCCTATTGCCCATGAAGGCGGAGGCAATATGGATAAAACCATCGTAAGAAAATGGTTTCAAGAAGTTTTAAATACGAGTGCTGATAAAATTTTTCATAATGCCATGTATGATGTTTGTTGGCTACGTTCAGAAGGCTTTACCATTAAAGGTAGAATCATTGACACCATGATTGGATCAGCGATTGTGGATGAGAATCAACTCCGTTATGATTTAAATAGCTGTTCAAGACGCTATTTAGGTCAAAGCAAAGATGAAGCTGCGCTTTATGCTGCCGCAAAAGATTGGGGTGTCGATGCCAAGGCGGAAATGTACAAACTCCCTGCCATGTATGTAGGTTCTTATGCAGAAAAAGATGCAGAATTAACTTATAAGTTGTGGCAAGAACTCAAAAAAGAAATTGAACATCAAGATATTCATAATATATGGAAATTAGAAACTGAATTATTTCCCTCCCTGGTTGATATGCGATTTCTCGGTGTGCGTGTAAATCAAGAACAAGCAGCGATCGAAAAGAAAACATTAGTAGAACAAGAGAAAAAGCTACTTCATGAAGTGGGGATAACTACGAACGTCGATGTTCAAATTTGGGCAGCCAGAAGTATAGCCCAGGTCTTTGATAAATTAAAACTTCCCTATGATCGTACAGCTAAGACTCAAGCTCCTTCTTTCACGAAGAACTTTTTAATGCACCATCCTCATCCTGTTGTTAAAAAAATAGCACAAGCGAGAGAAATCAATAAAGCTCACACGACCTTCATTGATACCATTTTAAAACATACCCATAAGGGAAGAATCTTTGCTGAGATCAATCAATTACGTGGAGATAATGGAGGAACGGTCACAGGAAGATTTAGTTATAGTAACCCGAACCTTCAACAGATTCCAGCACGCAACAAGAATCTTGGACCACGGATCAGATCTTTATTTATTCCTGAGGAAGGATGCAAATGGGGATGTTTTGATTACAATCAACAAGAGCCTCGCCTCGTTGTGCATTACGCAGCGCTTCAAAATTTACATGGAGTGAATGATGTCTTGGATGCCTATAAAGCAGGCGATGCAGATTTCCATACCATTGTTGCTGATATGGCCGAGATCCCTCGTGTTCAAGCGAAAACAATTAACTTAGGATTATTCTATGGAATGGGAAAAAATAAATTACAAGCAGAACTTGGAGTTAATAAGGAAAAAGCTGAAGAAATTTTTGGTCAATATCATACACAAGTTCCTTTCGTAAAACAACTGATGTATGCGGTCATGAAAAGAGCACAAGATAGTGGTAAAATAAGAACTTTATTGGGACGACTATGTCGGTTTCATCTATGGGAACCTAATCAATTCGGGATTCATAAGGCACTTCCTCATGAACAAGCAATCTTGGAACACGGACCAGGCATTAAGAGAGCCTACACCTACAAGGCATTAAATAAACTTATACAAGGATCAGCAGCCGATATGACTAAAAAAGCGATGTTAGAACTCTATAAAGCAGGAATTAC